AGGAACCTGTTGATGAGGCACCACCCGCACCTGCTCCGAAGAAGGCCAAGAAGCCTTCTCCACCGGCCACCGCAAACCACCTGTCAAGAGTCAACCCGACAATTGCTAACATGATTCGCAACGCTCGTCGTGTTATCAAGGCACCACCCGCATTCGTTATGTGTGGTATCGCAGGGGCACCAAAGACCGGCAAGACTGGTATGGTGCTTGACAGCCTCACTCCACAAGAAGTCAAAAACGGTGCCGAGATTTGGCACTTGGACTTCGATCTCGGTGGGGAAACTACGAAGGCGGCTCACCACGCTGACAAGGCTGAAAACCTCGTCGTTCTCAATCCGTGGGTATTCAATTATGGTGACAGTCGTGTCCCATACGATTTCCCAGCAACATTTCAACAAACTGTGGACATCCTCAAGACCGCACAGGCTCAAATGGAGGCACAGAATGAATACTTCGCTGAACACGGCAAGATGCCAAAACCATACCTCAAGACTGTGGTGTTTGATGGAGCCGACCATTGGCTACATATCACTGAAACCTGCATGAAGGTTGATGATTTGGATCTTGGTGTTGACGGTATCGCTGTTTCGGGCAAGAAGGCCACCACTCAAATTGGCCGCTTCAATTGGAACATTCGTGCTACTCGCTATCAAACGGCTATGGTCGCTCTCCGTGAACTATGTCGTGGTGGCGTTCACTGCTATGTCATTACCCACATGAAACCGGGCTACGACTCGTCGGGCAACGAACTTGCTGGGCAAGACACCCCGAAGTGGCTCAAGGGCACAGAAGGGCACCTGCAACAAGTCATTCACACTGAACTTGAAGAGGAACGCAACGAATCCGGTGAACTCACTGGTGTTGTCCGTGGCTACGCTGTGATTATCGCTGACCGCACTTCACTCCAAGCGTCGGGTCGTGTCCTGCTCTTTGAGAGGAACGACGACGGTGGTGTTTGGCATGGATGGCCTAAGATCTCCGCTGGCGACTTCAATGTCCCAAGAGGTGATGCTTGATGGTCGGCTTCCGTATGCTTCAACACAACCTGCTGGGTTTCCTCAAGGGCTTTGAGGGCATGGATGATTTGGTCGTCAATGTCAGTGAAGAAGGCTTGGGTTCCGCAGGAACTCTTGACAAAGCGTATTTCATTCAACGGCACACTTCTTTCCGTGAAGGAGAGGGATGTGTTGACGCTGGGTCAATTGCGCTCGGCCAATTATCCACCTTCACTTCACTCATCAAGGAATGTGGCATTGGAAACGAAGAAGTGAAAATTGTTCTTCACGACGATGGCAAGATCCATGTCGCTGGCTCAAGCACTTCCTTCACTATGCCGTCGGTCAATTCGGCCTCTTCACAGGCTGGCGTTGAACAAGTCGTGAAACTGATTGATGATTCAAGAGCCAACGACTTCAACAAGTTCGGTTCGGGTGAACTGACCTTCGCTCAATCGTTTGAAGGACAGCGTTTTCAACAAATGCGAAACACTGGGAAATCCATACAGAACGGTGCGCTATTCTGTCTTGAATCAAATGTCGCTGGGCTGACCCTTAGCGTCAAGCGTGATTCAATCCGCATGGAATCAACACTTGAACCATTGACAAACAACCTCGCTGATGAAAGCGAAGGTGTTCTCAATTGGTTTGGAAAGTGGCTAATGGACGCTCTCAAGGCTATGCCGGGGAATGGGACTGTCTATTTGCACGGAGGCAACGACAGCCCCTTGCTCATTCGCCACGAATCACCCGACGGTGATTTTGGAACAACAGCCGTTATCGCTCCCCGCCAAGAAGAAGGCGGGGCATCGGCGTGATTATCCAAACATACGAAACCGATGATTCGGAGTGCCCTTCGATCTATTTGCGATACCGTGATGAAAACGGTGTGGTGATGGAGGCTCACGATGGGACATTCCGACCATACTTCTATGTGGCCGCTGACAGCGATACACCACGAATCACCGAGTTATTTGACGAACGGTTCGTTGGCTGGTATGCTGGTGAAAGGACGGCCAAATCTTTGGACGGCAGGGAATTGATTTCAATTGTCGCACCGAGTCCGAAAGATGTCAAACCTATGCGAGAACTTTGCGACGAAACATGGGAGGCTGACATTCACTTCCCCGACAGGTATGCTATTGACAGCATTGATCCGCAGGATATTCCCGACTGGTTCCCGAACATGGTTCGGGCTGGTGGCTTTGACCTTGAATGGAACGAGCAAGGAGAACTCACTGCTATGGGCTTCACCACGAACGGTGAGGTTGTCCAGCAGTGGTCTTGGCATCCAACCTATGAGGGTGTCCTCAACCCATACCGTTCCGAGAAGGAAATGCTTGAAGCATTTGCATTGGCGTTTGAGGAATTAGATCCCGACCTTATCACCACATGGTCGGGCAACCGTGCCGACTGGCCTAAAATGTATGAACGCTACAAACACCATGACATTGGCTTTGACTGGATGTCGCCTCTCTCGGAGTTCAGCACTTCACCACCAATGATCCACCTCCCACGCAGTGGAGTCTATGACGACGGGACTCAAGTGATACCCGGTCGCATGACCGTTGACCTCGCTGACAGGAACCACGGCTTTGAGCGTGTGTGGCGGGACGCAGGAAACGGTCAATTGTCCGACCGACGACTGGGTGCTGTTGGCAAGGTGGCGTTCCCCGATAACCCCGAATTATGGAAGATAGACACCAAAGGAATATCACATCACGACCTTTGGCTCAACCATTTTGAGGATTTCCTGCACTATCACCGTGCTGATGTTTTACTCACAGATCGCCTTGACAGGGAATATCATGTCACCCGATTCTTCATGGCTTTACAACGAGTCTGTGGCGTATCGTTTGGTTCTGTATTTACAGTGAGCCGCTTCGCAAGAGGATTGCTACGCCGAAGGGCGACATGGGCGGCACCCACAGGGACATACAAGAAGGGAACTGGCGATTCATACGGCGGTGGCTTTGTAGCCGAGCCGAAAACAGGCCGACATAACAATGTCGCTGTCTTTGACTATCGTGCCATGTATGCCGAGATTCAGCGGGCTGACAACATCAGTCCCGAAATGCTTCGGCACGAAGCAGGGGAGAATACCCGTGCGGTCGGCAACGGCACACATTGGAGTCAAGAGAGGGTTGGGGTATTGCCCCAACTGCAAATGGATCTGGCCGATGCTCGCAACGAAGCGAAGGCCGAGATGAAGAAGCACGAACCGGGTTCATCGGAATACGCTGGCTTCAACACACTGCAATTAGCCTTCAAGCGTGCCGCCGCCAGCGTATATGGCCTCATGGGACACACAGGTCATGGTGAAGCACACAGAACTGTTGCCGCTACTATCACCTATGTTGGTCGATCACTGGTTTCACGCCTCATGGATGTGTGCGAAGAGATGGGCTATGAGCCATTGGCCGGACACACCGACAGCGCATACATCGGAATCGGCGACAACGACGGCCATGAGATAGCCGATGCCTTAACACGAACGATACAGAAAGAGTTCAACAGCGAGCGATTCGTGGTGGAGTATGAGAAACTGATGAAGTCATGGGTTGCCGCCAAGAAGAACAGGAACTTCGGCTGGGTGATATGGCCGAAGCAGGGACTACACTGCACTGGCTTTGAGATGAAGAAGTCCAATGCCGCACAGATCACCAAACGCATTCAAGAAGTGGCCTTTGAGGCCGTTTGCCGTGAGGACGCCAGTGAAGACGACATTCGGGATTTGGTGAACACATGGATTTCCGGCGTGCGAACTGTGGTGAAGCGTGAGGCTCTTGTTATGCGCTCTCGCTTAGGCAAGAAGCCGGAAAAATACGGACAGCAGGGTGGGTTTCAAGGAGCCGCTAAGGCATACAACCGACTGAACCCCGACAACCGATTTGAGAAGGGCGATGGTGTCCCCCACACATACACTACAAAGGGGATCGAAGCATACCGAACCCCCGAAGAACTTGAAGAATTAGACATAGATTTCACGGCTGTGATAGAAAAGCAAATTATAGCCCCCGTTTCCCTCATCTTTGAGGCGATGGGTTGGCGACAGCCGACGGCAGATGGCTCAAAGCCTCAAGAGTGGTGGTAAAACATGGAAGAGAAACAGGATATTGCGATGGTGTCGTTCAGCGGCGGAAAGGATTCAACGGCTATGTTATTGAGGATGCTTGAACTGGACGATCCAAACTATCCGATTCACCGCATTGTATTCGCTGACACTGGTTTTGAGTTCCCCGAACTTTACGACTACATCAAGCATGTTGAAAAATACATTCAAGAAAAATACCCCGAAAAAGGATTGCACATTGAACATGTGTTCTCAAAGAAGTCATGGAACGAGTGGTTCTATGGCAAGGTGACGAGGGGCAAAAACGAAGGAAATGTTCGTGGGGCACCCCTCATCGTTTATCCTTGCTACTGGGCGAGAGAAGCCAAACTCTATCCTCTTCAACGGGCGACTAAGGAATGCACGATCAAGTATGTCGGTATCGCCATAGACGAGAAGAGGCGTGTGTCAAAGACCGCAAAGGAGGACGGCATTCGTTATCCTCTCATTGAGTGGGGCTGGACAGAAGAAGACGCTTTCAAATACCTTGACAAACTTGACATGGTGAACCCATTGTATGTCAATTTTCAACGCTTGGGGTGCTTTCACTGCATCAAACAACCCACTTCATCGTGGTATGTTCTATGGAAAAAATATCCAGATCTATGGGCGCAAGCCAAGCACTGGGACGAGGAAAGCCGAAAGGTTTCCCCAATGAAGCACGGGATGAACCAATACAACACCCTTGCTGAAATGGAACAGAAGTTCGCCGATGGATTCGTGCCCGAAGGCCGACGGCCATTTGAATGCAATTCCTGTGATGCGGTGAGCATTTACCACGACGATCAACAGGGTATTGTTGAAATGTGGGGAGGGGAAGAGGAACTACACAGCGACGATGCCATGTCATGCGAAATCAATGACCCCGGAAACAAGTCAGTCCTTGAGCAATTTGAATGGGTCAAGAAAGACGAACAGCCCGAACCAAAGGAGTGGTGGTGAATGATTACCCATAAGCCACCACGCCCATACCCTGTGCCGAACCATGAGGACTTGTTCTCATGTTATGATTGGCACCCCGGTATGCCCGACAACATCATTCTCCGTATGAGCAAGTCCTCGCTGGGCGAGTCCACCTTTTGCGCTCAACAATACGGCCTAAAACGAATCGTTGGTATGAAGGAACCACAGAACGACAACATGCTACGGGGCACCAATGTCCACGACGCTGTTGAAGGATTCTATGACAGGGTGGATATTGAAAAGGCAAGTGCCGAAACTGACCTTGATGGCTATTTCCGTGAGTGCTTCCCCACTTCAAAGGAAATCCGTTCGGCACAGGATTCGTTCTTTTTGGATGAAGATCTGCACATTGACCGTTTCCGTGTGAAGGAGATTGACCGCTTCAACAACAGCGACCCCGAACACTTCCTGCCGACTGGCAACGAGATGGAGATTGATTGCGTGGTTGAAATTAAGGTTGACGGACAACCCCAACGCATACATATCAACGGTTTTATTGACCGCATTTACACTAACCCCGACGGGACACTACACATTCACGAACTCAAGACAGGTGCTTGGAAAGAAGCCAAATACAAATACGAGGCTATGAGAAAGGAAATGGCGTTTTATGTGTGGGCGTTGCGAAAGGCTGACCCTTCGGCACAAATCACCCACTGGGGGTGGGATCACACTAAGGGTGTCAAGGGCACCGATACCGAAGACGCTGAAATGTTCCGCTTGGTGGAGGCAGTTCGTGTCAAAGAACTGGGCTTGATGATGGCTGATATGCAAAACCTCGTCCGTATGCACCGACGCTACAAGGGCGACGGCGACATCAGCATGTTCCCACTTATTGCACCCGGTCGCCAATACTCAATTTGCGACCCGTGGTGCGCTCTCAAAGAGTTCTGTCCTCGTTATCAAACACACTTGGAGTGAGCAATATGACACGAAGCACAGAACTAATACACGGAGATTGTATCGCTATACTTGAGAAAATGGAGGATAACAGCGTTGACTCAATCGTCACCGATCCACCATACGGACTGTCCTTCATGGGCAAGAAGTGGGACTACGATGTGCCTTCGGTTGAGATGTGGAAAGAGGCTTTCCGAGTATTGAAACCGGGAGGATATTTGCTATCATTTGCTGGTTCTCGCACATATCACCGCATGGCCGTGAACATAGAGGACGCTGGCTTTGAAATCCGTGATCAAATCATGTGGGTCTATGGGTCGGGCTTCCCAAAAAGTCAGTCCGTCAGTAAGAACATTGACAAAAAAGCGGGTCGCTATGTTGAGGGAGAAGTCCTCCCTTCATCACGAACAGTGAAAGGGCCATTGGGATTTCAAATGAAAGAGAAAACAGCGGAGAACCCACAAACCGACGAAGCGAAAAAATGGGAGGGGTGGGGTTCATCCCTCAAACCTGCCCATGAGCCTATCGTGGTCGCCCGCAAGCCCCTTATCGGCACTATCGTTGAGAATGTGCTTGAGCATGGCACAGGCGGTTTGAACATTGACGGTTGCCGAATAGCCACCAACGAGAAATTATCCATTGGTAGCAACAACAGGGAGAATGCCGTTGTCAATTTTGGCATGAAAGACAACAAAGAAGCACAGGATCAACACGCTTTAGGGAGATTCCCCGCCAATTTCATTCACGATGGCTCGGATGAAGTCGTGAACCTGTTCCCTCAATCCAATGGTGGTGCGTTCCCAAAGAAGTCCAATGTGGCTATGGGTGAACATTACGAAGGGGGATGGGGGAATGTGGACAACGGGGTTCGCACCGAGATGGGAAATGGTTCAGCCGCCCGATTCTTTTACTGCGCTAAAGCGAGCAAAGCGGAAAAGGACTTTGGTTTGGAAGACAAAGAACCGCAACTTGTTGCGTGGAGCAATCAAGCAAAAGCCGAATTGAAGCGTGGGAGTGAGGATTTCAAGCACGAAAACGACGAAGCGAAGCCTTCGTCTTTACACAACAAAGTTGAATACCGAAAAAACATACACCCAACGGTTAAGCCCGTTAATTTGATGAAATACCTATGCCGACTCGTCACGCCTCCCAACGGAGTCGTCTTAGATCCGTTCATGGGGAGTGGAACTACTGGTATTGCGGCGAATGTGGAGGGCTTCAATTTCATTGGCATTGAGCGTGAAGAAGAATACATCGGCATCGCTCGCCATCGGATTTCACATTGGGTTGAAATAGAGGAACAAAAAGTGCGTGTCCTTCGGGCGCAAAGGTCGCTCTTTGAATGGTGAGTATTATGACACGAAGCACCCACATGTTCCGACATTTTCCCCGTGAGGTGGATATGCGAAAGCGGAAAGTGGTGCATAACATGGACGAACTGCAACGCTATGTCGCCGCCACGAACGGTGCTGACAACCTCACCACTACGGTCTATGGTTTCCGTCAATTAAAGACGAAAGGGAACCGTGGTGAATACAACACGGCTGTGATCCCACACTTCGTCATTGACATGGACTATGAACGAGCCATGAAAGAGAGTGTATCAGCCGCCCAAGCGGGCGACAGGTGCTTCAAAGAAGTCTATGCGCTTCATCAGCACCTTGTGTCAAACGACTGGCGGCACGCTATGTGGTTCACCGGAGGCGGTGTTCATATTTGGGTCAGCCTTGACAAAACATACGAACCGACTTCAATTGAACTCGGTGACTTCTTGCTCACTGGTCGTAAAATGATTGACGGCTGGGTTAAGAAGTGGGACTTGTCCACTCTCGATCCAGTGGTTTCATTCCGACCCGACAGGCACATTCGCATTCCTAACACATACAATTTCAAACGGGGGCTATGGGGTATGCCGCTGACAACCGAAGACCTTGAAGCAGGTTGGCCGTCAGTCATAGCCAAAGCCGACGAGCCTCATGGGGGCATGAAGCCATACGGCACGAAAGGTATGGTTATCAAGACCAAGAAGCGAGATCCCGATGCACCATTTGAGGCTGACCCTGTGGATGTGGACATGAAGAAGGTCGGCAACCTCACTATCCTCCCCTGCTTGGCGTCAGCCGCCTGTGAAAAGGGGAGCAACCCTACTCACGAAGCGAGAGTGTATCTTGCCATGTATTTGCAGGACAGGCTACGCTCCTTCGCAAGACCCCCTCGTTCATCGCCAACCACCAACCGTAGCATCAAAGACACCATCGTGTCGTTCATTCGGGACTTGGATTGGTCGGACTACAAAGAGGACATCACCGTATCATACATCAACCATAATGTGGATCGCTACTACAAATCACCATCGTGCCGAACCCTTCACCAAAAGGGGTATTGTATCGGTCGTTGCCCGTTCTATGACAGGAGTGGCGGAGTATGAATTATCCAATTAGAAAATCAATTTTTCAATTGGAAAATGTCAAAACAGAATCCAATTGGAAATACGAAAATGGAGAGGAATGAGATGCGATTAACAACAAGGCTATGTGCCGACAGAAAATGTAAAAACTTAGCAAGAGCCGGATTCCGCAAGTGCCCATCGTGCATAAGCGGAAAGGTGATTAAAGATCTAACTGGGGAAGAGGAATGAAGCCGGAGTGGAATTGGATGAGCGACGAAAAAGACATTGAAAAAATACGAGCAAAAAAAGTGGCCGAGATGCAAGCAAAAGTGAAAGGCATGGAGAAGGATTTTGAAGAAGTCCAAGCCATGCAAAACCAATTCACTTGGAAGGACTTCGGGTTTGAAGAACCCGACTGGGGATTCCGTTTGAGTGAAACTATGGAGGGTGCCTTTGAAGTATGCCAACAAGGCCAAATAGTCGCTATGACGGCAGACCCAAAATGGGCCTTACTCGTCACCGACCTGCTCAACCGGGCACGGCTGGAAGAACTAATCATGTCAAAGCAAAATACAGGTGCCGAGGGTGCGCCAAAGGAGTGAAAACCGTGCATCCAATACACCGTCTTTGCCACCGCTGTTTCACTGCACTGCGAAAGCGACATCCCGAAGTATTGAAAGGTGATTGAATGGTTGAAAAAATCCTATACATTGACAATCGTGAACGATCTGGCCTTGAAGAAGCCGTCAAAAAACAAGCCGACAAGGCAAAAATCAAGTGGGAACTTAACCAAAACTTGATCACGGACTACTGCTACGGTCAAATCGGCATTGAGGCTAAGAGTATTGCCGACTACATGCAATCCCTCCAAAGTGGACACCTTGCTCACCAATTGGAGAACATGGATGAGAACTACAACCGCATGATATTGGTTATTCATGGCAAACTGGACGCCTATGTGGCAAGCCTCAAGCGAAGAGGCAACAGGACACCATACGCCCGCATTCAAGCGCAGTTCTTAGGTTCATTGTCAAGACTTGATGTTGACTTTGACTTAACAATCATGCAATTCCCTACTCCCTCCGCCGCCGCCTACTGGATCGTGAAACGATGTGAAAAGGACGGCACTCTTGGGAGCATTAGCACATACCGCACACTCCGTCGCACCTCAAGCGAGGATATACGGATTGACGGACTCCGTGGTATCGGATGTAGTGAGGCTATCGCAAAGCGTTTGCTGTCTTCTTTCGGGTCAATCGCTGAAATTGCTGGGGCTTCTGTGAAAGAACTGATGAAACTTGAAGGCATTGGCAAAGTCCGTGCTAAGTCCATTGTTGAGGCACTAAACAGCGAGTCGGCTGTGGTGAAAGAGAGAGTCAAAATTACCAATGCCTAAGTCTTGATATAGGGGATAATGATAGGGACAATTCCAACGGAGGCAAAAGCATGACAGTATCAATTAACAGCGACATGAACGACATGATGGCGCAACAGCGACAGTGGGATGATTATGCCGTCGTCAGCAGTGACAACGATGGATCAGCGTTCATTCGTGGCTACATTGAACGGTTTAACACTGTGTCATTCTTCAATGAATACGCTGGTTTGTTGTCCTTCTTTTTCGTCATGGGACAGTTATGTGCCCCATACATGAGAGTCCCTATACACGGCACCTACATTGACTGTCGTGTTCACACCTATTGGATTCAACAATCAAGAACAGGAAAGTCCATCGCATGGGAGTTCACTGATCGGTTGCTTGAGGCATGTGGCATTGAGAGCGACACCTTCACAGCAGGGTCGGACGCTAAACTCATCGGAACAGTCCAACAAACGCCCGTAGTGGACGACAATGGGCGTCCAACGGGTGAAGTCAACCACATTACCGTTCCCGGCCTTCTAAACGGCTACAAGACGCTTCTCTTTGACGAAGCGTCCATCCTACTCAACGACTCCAAAGCCCACTTCTCCGACAAAATCCTATACCTCCAACAAGCGATGGCTCCATTGGGGTCAAGAACTAACATCCTCGTAAAGCACCTTGTTGGTGGCGATGTGAGGACTCCATCGGGGGTATCACTTTGGATGACAACCTATCCACCAAAGGACATCATGGCGCATGTGCTGGACAAAGGTTTCTTTCAGCGTGTGTTCCTGTTTCAAAACGACATCACCAGTGAACAGCGACAAACCACCAGCGAACATCGTGTCGGTGGTGCATACATGCGAACTGACGAGCGAATCATGGACTACGGGACACTCGCTGAATACTTGCAGGGTTCCGTCGATCTGATGAAGAACCGTCTGTTTGACGCTATGGGCATAACATGGGAAACTGTGGAGATTCGCAACGAAGATGGGGAAATAGAAGAACGCCGCATAGAGCGTGATGAAGTGTGGAGGCGCATTCCCGAAGGGGAAAGGGAACAAGCCGCTATGCGCCACGCACACGACATATTCACTGTATCGGCTGGTTATCACCCAGCATTACTCAATGCGGTGGACGACTACTACGGGCTGGTGAACAATATAGCCAGCGAGGCCGTGAGAGAAACAGCCTTGTCGTTCCTCCCAAACATTGAGAACTACACCATGATTTTCGCAAACTTGATTGCCGTTCTCATGCGTGAAGATCAAATCACAGAAGACCACATTATGATGGCAAGTGAAATCATTTTTGACAACCTACATAACCTCACCATTTGGCTTGAACAGAAGGAGTCCGTCAAGGATAAGAAGAAGGTCACTGCGGAGCGTGCTTCATGGACAAAGGCGGCAAGCATGTGCAAGAAATATACCAGCGAAAAAGACGGCGTTGAGCGTGTTATGCAATCAGATCTGCTCAAGGTCTATGCGGCTCAACAGTCCGTTGCCGACATCACTGCTGAACGCCGATTTAAGGCATTAAGGAAAGGCGGGCAGGTTGAAATCGTTAAGCAAGGAAAGGGCGGCAGGAATTATGTCGCCTTCAAATGGGGTGCTTGAGTATGATGGGAATTGCCGTGTTGTTTGACACAGCCCTTGAGGATGATGGATGGCGGGGTGAACTGAAACCCCTGCTAATCGCCACATGGGATGGGCAAAAGGCCATCGTTTATACCGACATTTCAATGAGTGAAAAATCCCTCAAGGTTGAATTGAGGGACATTGAATCCTTTGATTATGACATACTTAATGAAGCGGTCGGCCATAACCTGCACGGCAAGTTCCGTGAGGGCACCTTTGATGTGTTGAGAGCCGTAAAAAAGGCCAGTGCCCCTGTTCTCCAAAACGAAGGCAAGCGGTTTGACTTGTATGATCTTGCTCGCTGGAACGGGGTGCGTAGCCTCCCTGTTGAACTGATTTCACGAATGAGGAAAGGTGTTTCATGGATGAAAGGTCAGCACATAAACTGTGCAAGGTGGGCCATTGAAGACGCTATGATGTGCTATGATCTGTATCATGCTGTGAAAAAGAACAAGCGAGTTCGTTTCCTTGACACGAAAACCGGAAAGAAGCCTTATGCCGATGTTTCGTGGCCTATCACTGACGAAGAGGAATGAGCATGGGTAAATGGTGGGAATGTCGCTCCGGCGGGTGTTTTGGCACGGACGGTGAGAATCATAAAATGTTCACCAGTGCTATGCGAAAGCCTTGTTGTAAAATGTGTGGTCGCAAAGTCCAAATGTATTTGATGGAACCTCAACCACCCGACCCCGATAAAGCGGAAAAGCCACATCGTTTCAACGATTTGATGGATCAGTGGATTCGCCAATACCGCAAATAATCAATACAATTTGGTTTGGGTGCTTCGTGCTAAACCGGGTATCGGCCCTTCAATCCCTTTCAATCCGAACATCTCCACCTGTGGGAAATTGTTTGCTTTCGGTGAGCGTAGCCACGGGAAAATAGTGTAGCCGGAATCTATGACATCCTTGATGTATTGTTCAAGGGGCTGATGTTGATCCTTCGCATACATGTAATTGGATAGGATGGATGGGCCTTCGTGTTCACGACCCATTTGCAGGATTTTTCTTTGGAAATCGTCGTATGTTCTTCCTTGACGCTGTAATGAGGTCGCCCCATAATCCATATCACGGCCAATATACGGCGGATCTAGATACAACAAATCAGTCGGTCGCAACAATTCGTGGAGGTCAAAAGCGTCGCCGTGTCGGATGTCCACCCCTTTGTAGCGTGGAGCATAGGAGTTAAGGTTGATTGAACCAGCATGGTGAGGGAAAGCCCGCCAATTGCCAACCTTTTTGCGTTCAGCGTCAGTCAGTCCAGCCGCATTCGCCCTGTCTTTGAGAGTCTTGCCTTGTTGTTGTTCTGTCAATTGGAATAGACGCTCAACCTCTTCGTTGTTATCACGCCAAGACTGATAGGGAACACGGCCTTCTGTATAAGGGACAGCGTAGTCCCCATCAAACCCTCCCATCGGCACCGTTTTGCCCTTCTCGTTGACTTCTGTGCGCCCAGCCCAGTCCACCCCTCGCCAATCAGTTCGGTAAGAAGACAGGTTGTTGCCCACAAACAGCCGAGCAAGGTCAGTGAGTTCTTGTTGCGAAAGTTCTTCGCCGTCAACATCCCTTCTTTCACGAATAGCGTTCATAGCGTCAATGGCTGTGTTATGAGCCTCTTGGGATTGAGGAATTGCTACATCACCCAAACCTCTCTTTGCCTGTTGGTGAACATTCACGATGTCGGGGTTCATGTCATTCATCAACCCCGTTCCCCGATTCATACCCAACACGAAAGACCCACTTCCCGTCATTGGCTCCACTGGTCGTTCCCAATCGCCCAAATGCCGAGCCATCGCACGGAACTTTGGCATTTCGCTCGTTTTTCCGCCCTCCCAATTGATGAAGGTTGAGAGCATGTTGTTCTCGGAATCGGTGAATCCCGGCATAGCGTCAAAAATAGGTTGATGGTCTATGCCCGCCAAACGAGCATCCCTCATGGCCTTGAACGGTTTCCCTATGCGCCCCTTTGCTTGAAACGGTGGTTCGGGCAAAGGGTTGGCTTCTTTGTCTTGGTTAAACATGCGAAGGGCTTCAACCACCATAGGATCCATTTCGTCAATATCCTCAAAATACTGACCGTTGAAAACAATGCCCTTCATGATCGACCACGCTTGATCGAATGCTTCGGGGCTATTTAACAAACGCTTCACCTCAAATGCTGACGGGACATTGAAGCGATAATTGCTTGGCGTTCAGCCTCTTCGTCACCGTCGTTTTCGGGTGGTATTTGGACAAGGTTGAATACCTCATAAATCAAAAAAATACACACCACTGTTATTATCGCAAATGTCAAACTCCAAATCATCATCTATCCCTCGTTGGTCGCTGTCCACCTGCACCTAAAGAGCGACGCATTTTAGGTCTTGCGCCCGAACCACTCCCACGCTTCTTAGATCGCTTGTATCTGTTGGCCGTTCGCTTAGATTTGTTTTTGCGGGAAACTCCCCACGCCCTTCTTTTAGCCTGTCGTTCAGCACGACCAGCCAAAGGGTTCTTTGAATATCCTTGAAACTTTCCTTTCAAGACGCCGAATCCGACATCTGCGGCACGGGCTTCAACCTCGGTCGTGCGTGCCGCCATAGTTCACCGCACGCAGGACATTCCCATAAAAATATCCTTTCTCGGCTCCCTGCATAGAAGCCATTGATGCGTAAAGCAAGAACGCCGTCGCCACAGCCGGGACAATCCTGCGTGACCTTAGCACGGTATTTGTTCCTCGATCCGAGCAAGTCCAAACTGCCCATCTCAATACCCCGCATGAGTGTATGTGATTTCAGCCGAACCCGGCACCGCCGCCACCGCCGTGACGCTCACAACCTTGCCGCTGACAGTGTAGTGAACATTTTCCACCCAAGCCTTCGTGCTTGACCCGTCGGCGTTTGTCCACAAAATACTGATTAAATGAGTGTTGGCCGCACCTGTGGCACTGGCGAGGGGTGTGCAAGCGAGAGCCGTTAAAGCCCCAGCCCCACCACCGACCGATAGGATTTGCTTTTCAATTCTGTGAACAGGAGTGATTTGATACGAACCACCAGCACCAGCACCGACCGCAATATCCGATTGATAAAAGAGGTGGGTTTGTCCTGCACCATGTGGTAAAGCAAGGGCTGGTTGATGTCCAAGTGGATCTCTCGCATAAAACACACCAAGTCCGGTTTCGGGCAAGGTTCCTGCCGTCAAGGAGGGGCTGGTGCCGTAGTCGTTAATTGGGTCTGTGGGTGTCCCGTCCGATTTAACCAAAGTAGTCAAAGGCATAGGGCCACCACGAATGAACATGCGCTTGTCTTCAATCGCCGCTACATTCAACGGGCTGGCGTATGTGATTCTCATAGCCGCTAAAACGACCGATTGCTTCACTAAGTGTGAATAAGGCATTTGAGGATAAAGACCAGTGGTGACATCCACAATAGGCCCACAAACAAGACCGATGTTGTTTGTCCCATTCAATTCGGGATCAACAATGACAAGAACCCAACACTCTTGATTTGAGCCACTTGGCAAAACCATACCGCCAGCATTGAAACGGCTGTTGTAGTAAGCATTCGTGTCAATATCAAATGCGGTTCCACTGCCTACGCTGTAAAAGACACCATCAAGGCATACAACCCCAGCATCAACGAAAATAGAGTTCGTTGCTCCACCACTGTTGGGACGAACGACACAGTTCCCGACAATGGGGTTGTTGCGATCAGAACCCCCAGCGTCGGCTCCGTAATTTGTAAGGTTGATTGGGATAACACCGTTGCCTATTCCTCGCTCCACGAAATTGGTTAGTGTGGCCGATGAAAGCACATCGCTATCCCTTAATCCGTCGGCTTGCCAAGACGCCCCTGTGCCTGTTTTTTCATGCCCTTCTGTTATTCCTGTTGTTCCCACTATCGCACCTCCATGACGACATCAATACGAATCTCGTTTGTTGTATTCTTATTGATCGGAACAAAGGAAGCCCTAAAGGCGGGGTTGTCAAGGGGGGTTGCACCATGCAACACCACTTCTTTGACATCGTTTGAAGAAATCATTTCCGTTGTGAAAATTGCATTTGCTGAAATGGTTCTGTCGTCCACTCTTTGCACGACAGGCGTTGTTGTCATGGCTACATTTCCTGTCCCGCTGTCCCTTCGTGACGCTTGACCGCCCGAAGTTCCAAGACTCATTTGGCTGACAAGTGTTTGTAAGTGATCTGCTAATTTTGCTTTTATTCCATCAAGTATTGGCATCATCTCACCTCGTAAAAGACCGACTTAGAATGACCCACAGGGTCGGCCCTCTTTGTCTTTACTCTCAATTCCGTGTTGTCAGCGATGGCTACGGCGTTATTGGCCGTCAGCGTGATTTGCGTTGCTGAAACAGACTGAACTAAGCCCACATAGGCGTCAGCGAGAGTATAGACTCTATCCCCTGCCGCAAAGCGTGTGGTCGCATCAAACCCGTCAACAACCACAGCGGTCGTTGATGTAGCGTTTATCGCCCCGTTCTTGATAACACCAGTAGCACCACCTTTGAGTCCAATTGCACCCAACGGCGTGTTCACGGAACCGCTTCGCCAGCGACCGCCGATGATAAGGCGGGTGTTGTTGACAAGACGAGTTCTCACACGGCTGGCGGCAACCAAACGGATTGACCCACTCAATGATATTTCAGTGCGCTCTTTCAAACGGGATGGGTCTTCTTGCGAGGTTGCGGCAGTGGAGGACAACAGATCGGCAAGAATACCCTCTATGCCCTTTTCATATTGACCTATCACCAAATCCGTGAAACCTGTGGTGCTGTTGGTCGTTGATTCAAATACAGCAAACTGTCCTTTTACGCCTTCATTAGAAAAATCAACATTGATGATTTCACCGGGCTGGATATGGCTTGCTTTGACAAGGCCACCGATTCGCAACATAGAGGCACCCGATTCTGTGCGATTCATAAATTGTTTTGCCATACGCAAAGCAAGGCTTGGTTCTTTCAGCCCCGGAACAATTTGAGTAGCCGTGCGTAATAATCCTTCTTCGTTGCCTTCGCCACCCATTTTCTTGGCCTTTTCTAAGTCCTTGACTTCACCACGAACTCGTTCGTTTTCGGCGATTTTATCACCTTCAACGATAACATGGTTAGCCATTTCAAGCATTGAAGAAACCTCAATCGTTTGAGGGCCACTGGATGAACCCACCTTCTTATCACGACCAACGAATACACTCCCAGTGTAAAGAATCCGCCCTGTTTCATCCAGCAACAATTGTCGCCCGTCCATTTGCGACAAAGAACGGATTGTGTCAAGGACACCTATTCCTCTTGCATCCCTGCTGACGAATACACTGCTGTGATCAACACCGGATAGCAAAGAAGGATGGGCGTTCAGTGCCGCTGAAAGAGCCATTTCATTCTTGAACCGTGTGATATAACCCAAAGTAGCCACTGTGTCGCCGTAGTCATACAAGCCAGTGTCTTTCCTCGTTGGTTCAATGGTGCTTTCATAGGAAATGAGATCTGCACCCGGAAGCGATTTTCCGATGTCGTTTAGAAGCATCAAAGCGGCATCTGTGGTTCGGACTCCGACACCCATGCTATGCCCTAAGCGAACGAACCCCAACGACATGCCTCCGCCGGACAACGAGTCACCATTGATATTGCGGAACTTGAGTATGTTCTTTTGCCAAAGCCCTTCACCGGAAACCACATCGGCTCCTGCGATACGCCACTTTTTCTTCACCGCATCAATCAAATATGGAGGGCAATAATCAACGGCAAGTGCCTTTCCGTCAACATAAACTGTGCTTAAACCACCAGTTCCCGGTCTTTTAGCATACGAAATGACTCCTTCTTTTGCCCCGTCGTTTAGCACGAAACGCTGGGGTGTTAGCATGTTGAAATCCGATGGCTCATAATGCCCGATTCCCCGATAAGCGATGTTGGGGCTGAATGTTTGGGTATCTGTGCTGTCAGTAGCGTCCCATTTATCCGGCAGTGAAAGACCCATTGACACAGCGTTGTCCACGAACGATGGGGCGACTACAAGCGAGTGTTTTGATGGGTGGATGTTGGCGACTGTGGCCGCTGTTGAAGCACCGTTTTTGCCGAAATAAACCTCATACCCAGCAAGGTCGGGTGTGCTGTGACACTCGCCTGTTGATAGCGAGGGATCGGTTGAAATCGTCAGTCTTTGCTCATCCCTTGCAGTGTATGTCAATTGTCCCGTGAGGCCGATGATAACAAGCGTTCCAGTAGCAGGGAACACTGTTGCGTCCTTGACATACATGTAAGAACCCCCATCAATTGATATTTTTTGTTTGGGGCCGAGTGTTGTCATAGCCAAATCCGCTTGTTCCTTGACAACCTTTTCATCAGCACCTCTTCGGTTATACGGATCCATCATAGCCAAATTGGATTGAGTGGTGAATTGGGTTTCAGTCTGCGATACTACATGCTTTCCACCCGGATGCGTCGTCTGTGAGTATCGGGGGTCAATTGAAGGAACCAATGTTCCTTCTCCGTCCCTTCTTGCGGCATCGGACTTGAAATGTTGAAGCATATTTGCGCTCGGTATCAAGTGCCAAGTGACATCCCTGTCGTTAGCGTCGGGCCAAGCCATTGTAGGTGCAGTATCAACACGGGATGTGATAGGCTCAAGTGTTCCGGGCATTTTGCTTTGGTTTAACTCAAACATACCGTATCGTTTGTCACGGGTGAACGGCTGGTGCGCTTTATCACTGACTGTGAGGGTGTTATACGCCCCTAAGAGCCACCCGTCTTGAGTGAAATGATCTTCGTTGTCCCAGTCCCTTCGTGTTGAAAAGCCGAATGTTTTGAGAGGGCGAACCATACGCATGATGTAGTCGGCTGTTTTACGAACAGGTTGATCCACAGTATTCACGGGCGCAGGGTTTTGGGAATGTAGGGGGTCGTCAGCATCATAAGGCATGACACTCCGACGGTTGTTGTCGTTTTCGGGTCGCTCAAGCCATGTTTTACGGAGAATATACACACCGCCCCATGCTGGCAAATCGCCACAACCACGAACAGCCCAGTGGTCTTGAACACCTTTGCTGTCAAACATACGCACGCTGTCGGAATTAGCAGGAGCGTCAAAGAGCGTTTCCCTGCCTAAACTCCACTGCGGCATTTGGTCTATTTGGTTTGGTGCTAACGGCGAACCGTATGTATTATCCGGCCCAGTGGCGGCTGTTTCGCCCCCTTGAGCATACTTTGTCCACTTTGTTTGCTGAACCCATGATGGGGTTAATGGGAACTGTTGGCCGATAGCCAAGTCGCTGTGCAAAGACACGGCTTTGGTGCTGGTGACGATGTATTCCTCGTTCTTTCCTGTGGTTCGCTCACTTTCGGTTTCAACAACCATACCCAAACGAGGGGACAGGTCGGATTGCACTTGTCGGTGGTCTGCGATTTCCGATAGCGGGATAGGCATAGTTCCTCTTTCCGCTTCGTTTTTATTCTTCATATTCAAAGAACGGCCCCAGCCATGTGATGGATAATGCGTCAAATCCCCACTGCTGACCTTATGATCAACAGGATGAGCGTTAAGGTGTAGGTTGTTCCCTTTATGGTGAATAAAGGTGCTTCCACCCCCAAACGCACTGGATTGACTGACAGCCTCAACCGAACCTGCGGCCAAAGTGGCATCCCCACTATGATGATTCAAGCCAATGATAGGATCTGAACCAGTGTTCAGTGATTTAGCATGAAGGAACTTAGCCGAAGTTCCCGTCACAGTGGTGAAATCGGTTCGGTGAGAGTGAACAAGACCCGCTGGGAGAGCATTTGGCTTAACAAGCCCAACATCCTCCATACCCAATACACGACCCATACCTGCCGGATTCTCACCCTTCTCCCACGCTTTGTTGGAGAGGCGTGTGAAGCCTTCAAGGTCATACCCTTCGTTCGTATGTTCGCTCATAACAACACCAATCGGCACTGTTCGCTCAACGCCCGTATAGGCCGACAGTGTTTGCCAGTCGTTGCCCACAGGCAGTGTATTCATGGTGTCATGTTTTCCTCCATCAAAACGACCGGAGGCTTGTATTTTTTGTTGAGTGGTGAGTGTTTCAGCAGGGTCGCCAGCAAGCATATTCAGTGCATCACTGCCTGTTCGGAACCCCCATGCTCGCACAGGCAATCGGCGGCTCCAATCCACAGCAACCATAGCGTTCTCAACGGTGGTGACTTCGTTCCAAACTTGCGAATTGGTTCCTCCTTGATCCAGTATGGTTCTTGAAACGACCTTGTATGGGTTGAGTCCATCCCCAATACCTTCACCACGACTTTTCCGCCTTCCATACGCATGATACACATAATTTGGTCGCAGTTCAAGAGTTCCGTGCGGCTCTCGGATAGTGGAGTGCCCCATGAGGACAGCACTGGCGGCTCTTGTCCCCCAATTAGTCCCATGACCTCCTGCGTTCAGTCCATTGTAGCCATAATTTTGTAGCCATTGAAAAGCATAAAGGCGTTCAAACGGCATAGCGACCTTTGGTGTCCCTGTCGTTTGAGAACCGATTGAATGTGCGTTTCTCAACATCAAACCACGAACCGCTGGGTTGTTGACGGCTTTCGGCATACCGGCTGTCCGGTATCGGAATGTCATGTATTGCTCACGGCTTGTGCCGAACAGTGCAGGGTGGCTGTATTCGGCCAGCCATGTGCAAAGGAATGCGTCGGGCGTAGCACCGGAGTTCGTGTTGCTGGCTGAAACCAGCGCAAGGTCGTTGTGTTCCGAAACTTGCGTAAAGTGTGATTGGTCGTTGGATGGACTTTCAACGATAGGAACAGGAGTGGCCGAAGCATTCACCATTTCGGGGTCGTGGGCGATAAGAGGGGGGGTTGTAGCCAGTTCCGTCCCGACACGGGGCTGATGCCACCCTGCTGGGTGTCCGTTGTAGGTGTAGCCGTATGGATCGACTTGGCTTCTTTCGTGTGGGAGTGAGCGTAGTGCTGGTCTTGGGCGACCGCCCATGAGCAAGTATTGGTTGACAAAGAACCCGTTGAGGGTGAACTCTTCGCCAGCCGTAAAGCGGTTATTGACAACCCTTGAACTTGCTAATTCTAAAGCCACTGTGGCACTATGCCCTGCATTCCCATAACCACCAAAATTGCTTACTTCCTTTCCGTGATTTGAGGCTACAAAGTGGGCTTGCTCCATTCCGCCTTCGGTCATTGTATGCTCTTGACCGGGTGCTAAAAGAACATCATAGCCGTCATTTGGGGCGGTGTTGAAGTATCGGTGGTGATTTGGCAAGCCGTTGTTCTCAATTTCGGCGTGTGGTAGGCCATCTGCGTTGAACGACCCAGTGTTTTCATTACCCGATTTAACCTCCATCGTGTCCAAATAGAATGTGTTTGCGTCGCTGTCATTATGTCCCGATTGAAAACCAAAGTGCTTGTTTTCCGTTTCCGCTTCAAACATCAACGAATACGCTGAACCATGAGATCTGTGCAATTGACGACGAAGGGACATCGGCGTTCCTCGTATGGTGATAGGTGAAACAAAGTGGTGTCCTTGACGACCAAAGCGAATGCGGTGGTGAGCGTGTATGTTGCTGGCTTGAACTGCCCCGTTTTGGGTTTCGGGCAATACTGAACCACGCTCGGTGTGATCGGAAAGGCGGTGTGCCGCAAACATTCGTGTTGAACCACTGGGCACTGCGCCGGGTGTGTTGTTCAATGAGAGGCCGAATTGAGAGGTGAGGGTGTCGTGCAAAATACGCACTGGGTGAAAGTGGAGAACCCTGTCGTTTGTGTCAAACTGCGTGGCTTCTCCGGCTGTGGTGTGTTGTAGGTTTGGATTCGCCACAGAAGTGAATGGACTTTGGTTTGCCTCAATAACACCCGGTTCATCGGGACGAGGGATGCTTAGGCCACCCATGCCCCATGAAAGGTGTCGCCATGCTTGCACACGGTCGTGCCCACTACGGACAATGATGTTGCCCGGTATTTCATCTTGTGATGGCAATTGGATTTCCAAGTTCGGTTCAAGACCACTGCCGGGTGTTGAAGGCAACGAAGAGGCAGTGTTTGTTTTAGGATCGATGCGGTTTTGTTTGTAATTGTAGTCTTTTATCACAGTCCCAAACGGAGAGCCGCCTTCAAGAGTCAATTCAGCACCAGTGTCGTCCACCAGTTCTATGTTCTCCCAAACCATCGCTTCATTGGGAATGTGCAATCCTTTGACCCGTTCGGTGTTGACAGCCCGCACCGTTCGGAATGGTCTATGCACATACCCCTGTGAGCCTGTATGAGCGACAGTGGAGGCAGTAATAGTGCTGACTTCACTCTTTAGTCCGTTTTTGACGATGGCCTTATTCAATACAACATCGGAATTGGTGAGGCTTGTAATTTCTTCGTGCTGATCACCGTATGCGTTATTCCATTTAGGGAAACGGCTGTTGATTTTATGCCCGTTTTCAAGAGCGACTTGCCACTTGTTAATGTCCTTTCCTTTGAACAGCATTTGGCCGTGATAAAGGTTGTTTCCGCTAATTGGAGAGGTGAGAGTGAGGGTTGGTGCCGCCCGATGAAGAATGGTTCCTTCGGGAATATCCGCAACACATGTAGCCAATAAGATCCGTGAGTAGGTGTAGGTTGTCGCTCCAACGGTGACAACCCGTTCATCCAATACTCCCGCAATCGTGCCGTATTCTTTTCCATCCGAACCAATCAATGTTGCGGAGTTCCCACTATTTTGGTCGGCATAGTTCATCATCAACGCTCCACCGTAGGCTTCGTTGTCAATACTCTTCACACCAGCGGTTGATTTGACAACGAGGTGGCGAGAGCCGGTATTGTTGCCGTCATTATGGTGTGATGTTGTGTATGCCCAGCCCTGTGCTGGGGTGTTAAGGGCACCTTGATTATTGACACCAGCCTCATAATTCACCGCAGGGCTGAATAGGCGTTCATCATTCGTGATGGCTCGTAGGATAGTGCCCGAAAGGGACGAATCCCCAGCGTCCGAAACTGTGATGCTTTGGGCACTGACAGACTCGGCTCTCAATTTCAAATTGTCAATTAGCCTAAATTGACCTGTTGCGGTGGTGTTCGCTACATCGTTAAAGAACTCATGTCCTGCCCCGTTGTCAAAGTGCAATTTATCTTCCAATTCAATTGCCCATTCGCTGTTCCCCCGAACATGGAGAATGCTGTTAGCGGTAAGAGGGATGGCGTTATTGGCTTCAAGTGTAATTTCCCTGTCCCCCACAGAACTGACCGTTCCGATAAGGCTCCCAACACCGTTTTCCAATTTTGAACCGGGCAATACCCGTCGTGTGAATACAGTGGTGTCATTGGTTGAGAAGTTCAATGTTGTCGTTGAATTGATGGCGACCGTGCCGCTAAGGAACCCATGCACGCTTGTTTTATGCTGTGTTTCCTGCATACTTTTGATAGTCCCAATGTAAGAGTGAACATAGAGTTCTTCATTTACGCCACAAGGAGTCACTGACGCCTCCTTTAGTGTAATCATTCCTGCATCAACAGCCTTTACAGTTCCAATCAAGTCCATGCTATTCCCGACGGTTTTTAGGTAAATCCTATCGTGTGGTTTAATTCGTGTTCCGTCATATCCGGCTGATGTCGGATCACCTCCGGCAATAGCAAGCAACAGTTCGCCCGCTGGTGTGGGTTGCGTCGTCACCGTGGTTTTGTAATAAATATCCTCGGCATACAATTTTTCACCAACATGATAAATCAAGTTCGGGTCGTTGGTGTCAACGGTGAAGGATTTTATGTCCCTGTTTGCGTCCGAAAACAAATCGTTTCCGTCGGCAATATGCACAAGAGAACCAACAATTCCGCCCGCCCCCGGTGCTTGACGCTTGACAGTCCGACAAATAGGGACTGTGCCAATCAAATTGTCGGATTTGTCGGTGATTTCATCTCCGGGTTCATAATAGGAGTTCGGTGCGGCTCCCCCTGTTCGCAAAGTGCTTAACGAATTGATTGCATGTGCCCACGCATAGTAAAAGAAGGCGTTGTAGCAACGGTTTCCACCAAGCGGTGGATCGCCGTTCAATGTGTGCCCAAAACCATGATCAACACGCACCCCACTGTCAACATTTTTAGGGCCAATGACAGTCAGTTCTGTGCTGGTGGTTTCGGCGACGCCCCCTTCGGCAATTGTTCCTAAAGGAGTCCCGTCGGGGGCATAAATGACATCACCGTCGTTGAAATGGGCTGAAATCTTAGTCGCTGGTGTGAGGGCTTTAACCGTGGTTCCTCCGGTGAGTGTAGCGTTTGTTGAAACCATACAATTGGTTTGAAACGGCCCTCCGTCGTCCATTTGAGTTCCGAACTCGTTTTTAGTGATTAACAGGTTGTCCTCTTGGTGTGCATTCAAAGCGTCGTTTAGTCCAGTCCACTGAAACGGATCGGCTTCGGTTGAACCTGCGACCACTGGGCCGTTAAACGGCTTGTCGGGTGGCGGCATGTCGGGCAGTGAGCATGAATTAAGTCCTTCAATGGAGAACCGGCTATACCCATGTCCTGTCGTATGTGTTGAAGGGCTGGCACCCCGTGAATCAGCGTTTGCGGCTGGCAAGCCCATGTTCCCGCCGTCCATTGGTTTGGCCGTCAAATACCAAACAGGGAGGGAGGCACCGAGTCCTTGAACGACAGGGCCACCGTTGGCCGTGCCCCAATAGCCGCCACCAGTCGGGGCATCTATTTCCCACGAAACAACAACCGTGTGTTGTTCTTCTGTGTCGTTGTTCACGAACCATGTAGGTTGGGTGGGGTCTGTGACAATGGAGTCGGTGATGTCCTTTACCGCACTCGTTGACTCCACTTTGGTGATGTTGAATTGAACTTCGTTATCATTGACAATTTCCCAGCCGTCATAGGTTAAGGTGTAATTGCTGACAGGGGCACTGGCACTGTCTTGGAGTGTCGTGTTTGGATTGCCGACAATAGTGCCACGCTTTGGCATGTCGGTCGGCATGATGTTATGGTTAAACTGCTCGGCTACTGTGTTTCTCTTAGTCGTGGTTCCAAACTGCAACAGGCGTAGCCAGCCGCCTCTCAATCTATCGGTAGCCGTCAAGTTCACCTTGATTGGTTCATAGAACCGAATGCGAGTGCCACTGATTTCAAGGATCTGTCCAATATATCGGTTGTCGGTGGTGTATAGGTGTTCATTGGGCAAGAGATAGCCACCGACCCCAACATTTGTGTTTATTTCATGCAGGTTCGTCGCAAAATTGCCGTTTGGCTTCAAATATGTCGTTCCACTCCCAATTCGCTGTCCGTTCTCAAAGCCCAAAAGCCGACCACGGCCAAGTGTTGTTGAATACCAACCACCGTATTGCTTGCTCCCACTCATTTTCACATATCGTGCCCGCAAATAACGAGAATTAGAGTGTGCGCCGATTTGACGGTTGCGTGTTGAATTGATTGTAGCGGCGATGAGTCGTGCCGCTTCTTCTGTGCCCAAATCAAAGGTTTTGGCGGGCATAACTGCCCCTGCGGCGATTGATGCGGCGTGTGCTTCGGCGGCTCGTTTGAGGTCAATGACAACAGTGTTTGTTCCGTTGCGTGCATCCTCACCCGGACTGTCAATTGATGCGGCGTTGGTTGCATCACCAGCCAGCGGGGTTCTGATCATGTAATTGATTCCCAATTGGTTGACTCCATCCTTTGCGAAAGTCATGGATGTAGGGTCTTCATAGGCCGTATCGGGATAGGTAAAGTGAAGGCTGAAATACCCACTCGCAGGGGTTCCATTGTCGGAACCAATAGGAGTCAAGGCGGCGGGATATTCCCGCTTCGCATAGGACAGCACCTCCGCCATGTTATCACCACACGGTTCTCGCATTATAGAGTGTTGCGACTTCGGTGGGTGTGAGTGCCTTATTCCACATAGCGATTTCACTTAGGGCACCGTTGAAATAAACAGGCGCATTTGCGGAGGCTGGGTCGTTCTTTCCGTGGTGATAATTTGTAGGTGGTGTCCACGGCAACAAACCGGCACCAATAGTCAACATATTGTTTGCTTTTCCGTAATATCCACCACCCAAAGCAGATCCCACACCGACGCCCAAAGGAAGGTGTGGTGCCGATGAAAGAGCGACTTGGTTAATGAATGACGCCCCTGTCCCATTCACTGCAATTCCGTTAATGTAAATTAGTGGCTGTGAGGCACCCGACGCCCTTGACACCACTACATGATACCAAGCATCTTTTGGTTGGTTTGCTTGAACATCGCTGGTGATTTGATATGTGACGCTACCGTTCCCAATGTCGGTATGAACGAATGTCGTTATTGAGAAGTCCATAACGCTATTTGAGTTCCCCTGTTTTGAATTGACTGAAACACCGAATCCCCGTGTCGTGCTGTCAATACCGTGAACCACAGGGCCGTTGCCATAGTGAACACCACTCCAAGCACCCCCCGTAGCGTCGCCGGAATTGAAAAAGAATGAGAATGAATATGCCCCGTCGTTTGCGGCATCGTATGAGCCAAAAGCACCGAACATGTTGCTTTTCAGCGGCACAAGCGAGGCGACTGTGGGGAGGCCACCGGGGTTGGTTAATGTTTCAATTTTATGAAGTGAAATGAGTCCTGCATCACTGTGCCCGTGAAAGTCAATGCCCTTTGATTCGGGATCTCCTGTTGCTGGCCCCGCCAAAAGTGCTTGATTCGCAAAGTCGCCAAACGCCTTTAATTTCACACCGTGTATTGCGTCAAGAGCCAATTCCTTGCCGCTTGCGCCATGATCAGCATACAACGCAGGTTCGTTCATTCGGACATACCAAAGGCAACCATCTGTTTCTTTATCCAATAATCCCTCCGCTGGCACGACACCCGTTTCAACAATGGATTTGCTGTGATGGAGTCCACGATATGTGTTCTCGTTCACCGTATCAGCGTTCTTCAATTTGGTGAAATCAAGCACAGCCGCCGATGTTTGCACTTCTTGTAGGTTTTGAAAACCACTATACCCAGTCGGCCCCTTTGCATAATGGTGAGTGTAAAAGTCGCTGTAATCGTTGTCTGTGCCGTCGCTGACATCAAAGGTGACGCCAGTGTGCCCTCCACCGAAGAATAGAATGGCGTTTGCGTCAATCAACGGGTTCAGCAATTTGATTGGCACCTCTTTCAATTTGCCACTGCTGTCATAAAACAATTCTTTCCATTTTTTGCCGAGCGTCTTATCCAGTGGTTGGCAATTGAACAGCCCCATACAAGATCCAACCCCCGAAACTTTGCTGTTTGAAATGTTGTCGGGGCCGGAAACCACTGCATCAAACTCACCTAAGTGTTTGTCGTCAACCAAAATCAATCCCTTGTTCTGTCGGCTTATTTTCCGGTTGATTCTGTATATTATGTCCAGTGCTTTACGCTGAACCATGAGAGTCGGTTGGGCTTCGGGGTCATAATCGGGTATAAGGTCGCCATCTTCAAATTGAGGCAGGGCGACTGTGTTGAATGCAAACTCTCGCCCTATTCCGCTATATTGACGGAGGTTCCCGTCAGCGTCAGTCACGGCTCCATGAACACCTCCTTGAAATGTGGTTATTGGGACATGCGTTTCTCCATCCATACCCAAAGGCAGTGGTGCGGCAAAGGAACTTGCTTGGTAAGAAAGGCTATTGGACGCTACAAGCCCACCATGACCGACGGCTTGGATAGGCCGATATGGATATGGGGTATTGTTGTTGATCCATACTGCAAAATCACGACCTGTGGCACCGGGAACAGTGCAGTGGATAACCACTGAAAGACCCTTTTCGCCAGTTCGGCTCTCAACCTGTTGTCCCAAAAAGGCTCTCACATAGCCCATGTGCGAACCTGTATCGGTTGAAGTGACGGTGTATATTCCGGCGTCTGTGGTGAACAGTGAAGGTGGATTAAAGGCACTCCCTCCGTTGCTATTCTTGGCTTTGGGATGTCCGGCTTGATTGATTCTTCGGATGAGTTCGTCAACAGCCTCTTCAAACTTGCTGACTGAACCAGCACCCCCTATGTCGCCCAAATTAAGGCGCATAGGACGAACCCAGTCCAATGTGTTGTCGTTGCGCTTGCCTTTCAATGACAAATGGCCGGAACGACATTCCACTGGCGGGACAAGAGGCATACTCCCAGCACCATACAGATAATTTCCGGGATCAAAGGTAAAGCCCTCCATCGTCGGGCCGTCGTGAATAAGAATGGTTGCGCCGGTTGGATCGCTGGGGTCAATTTGTATTCCACTACGCACGGTCACACCGTTTGTGGTGGTTCGCCCAAGTGCAAATGTCTTTTCCAGCGGCTCAATGAAGTTCTGCGCCATTGTAGCGTTGTCGGTGCTTGCTGTGGCATTGAGGACGGCGAAAGTGGCGTTGTTTCCAGCAGTGCCCGTCCCAGCGTAGGCATTGGGGGCGTCAGTGAGCCAGCAACCCATAGTCACTGGCAAGCCAGTCGTGATTATGTTTTTGAGTTCAGTATAAGTCAGCCCATCATCGTCAAAGTGGTGAAATGCGTCAAAATACAGACGGTGTTCACCGTTTATCAATTGCGCCCTGTGAATATGAAATCGTATGCCCCTTTCACTGATAATACCCTCACCAATGGTGACTACAAACCCCATATTGGAGAAGGCTTGCCCTTGTGTTGCAGTGTTGTATGTGGACGAAGCGTTGTTTATTGAAGTCCCAGTGAATCCCCCTTCTTCATTCAATATGAACGGCAACACACTATCCACTGAAATGTATGAACCCGAATATAAGAATGCGCTGTTGCCTCCACTCCCGCCCAAAATGCACGCTTTGTCATCGGCATTGTCGTCGGGGCGGGTGAATGTCGCTGAACTCTCACGCATGGCTCGGATCCATGTTTTCCCCGAAACCAAATCAGCATCATTGACCTTTAACGACGAAACGACATTCTTCATGCCCCAATCAATGGCGTTTCGGTTCTCGTAGTCCTTCATTTGGGGACGATTTTTGGCTGTCATTGTAGCGTCAATTATCAATTCAGTGGACTTGGTTGAGGGCAGGGGACTACGCTTACTTTCACTATCAGCAAGCCGTTGCTCAACATCATAAAACATTGATGGGAATAGTGGCAATTCAACCAGCGCACGGGTTGAAGCATAATAGGTGGAGGTTTGTCGATCATTCCGCACAGACGGGTTGTTTGAGCCAATCACCTTGTCTTTCCATACTGGCAAGAAAGAGTGTTCAGTTCGGGTCGGGGCGATGTCAATGCCACCCTGCCCCAATCCGCCCATAGTGAGGCTGACCGTAGGAGAGCCGAGGTCGCCAATCTCCTTCAAAGCAAATCCTTCAGCAAGGCTAAAATCCCTTTCAGCGACACGATCTGAAACATCCATCATTTGTGAGCGACCACGAATAACAACGCCTCCGCCGCCTTCACTGTCGCTGTTAGGGGCGATTTCTTCAACACGCCCACGCATAGAAACGAGTTCAATTTTACAAGTATGTTTTTCAATATCATTCGTCAATCCAATATCACCCAACACACCTGTCCTGCTCTTGTTTTTCGGCTGGACAAGAAGCAATTGCCTGTCATTTTCGGTTTTATTGTCAATGATTTCATACTGCTCAAATGTCGCCGCCGATGAAGTGATACCAAGTGCTTGAATTGAAGTGGCATTGGTTTTGTCGGCTCCCCCGCCAGCCAAAACTGAAAAGGTGTGATACACACCTTCACTCTTTGACATAGGACTCCGTGTTCCGTGCTGTGCAACGGGTATGCCGTAGCCATTGTCAATACTTTTTGAAATGCCGGGTGATGGTGATAAGGCACCGTTTTGAACCAAAGTGTGAGCGCAATTTTCAAGATTGATGAAAGGTGAATGTGTTTCCCCTCCGGTTGGATTCACTCTCATTGAGTGATCTTGCAGTGAACGATTTGCCCCTCCCGCTGGCACCGAAACAATACCGCCCGGTGCCGTCACTGTCAGCGAATCCCATGCCGTTTGCGCCCCGCTTGCTTTTTGAGCCGCTGTGAACGGCTCTTTCAGCCAATTGGCGAGTGTGCGGAATGTGGGTGCGGCATTAGGAAGCGAAGTATCGGGATAAACCATGTTGGAGTCGGGGACTGTTTTTTCAACGACAAGCCACCCTTTTTTATCCATACCGTCAATGCCTTTGAGGTCGTTATGGGTATTGTCAAGGTTTGCTAAAGCGTTCTTGTAATTGTATGTTTGATTAAGAATAGTAATACCTGCTCTCGTATCTCCTTTCCATGCGGCAACGACTTCTCCGGTCAGATCAATAGCACTATAATGCACCAAAACTCTTGGCGGTAATCCCTGTTGTCGCAACGCCAAAGGGATTTCTATTGAAGCGACCCTTGATTCTTTTTCGGGGGTTAAGTGCCGCACATATTCTTGATTGGTTGGTTTGGTTGGGTTGGTTGCGTCAAATAACGCAGTGTGTTCAACATCAAGTCCTTTCAACGCAAAGGGGCGTATGTCGTCAAGGCCGATTGCGATAATGGAGTCGGCTGTTGATGAAGCATGTGCAAGGTTGTTATTGTAGCCGTAGCCGCCTTGCACCACGATGGCGGATTGCTTATGGTTCGGGCTTAACGATTGAGTCAATGTAGCCATATTGCTTTTGTCAATGACATTCAATACTTCACCTTGATATACGGTTTCAGTGATTTGAACATTGGCGTTCATTGACACAATTGACGCCACCGAAGGGTCTTCGTGAGTGGTTTCAAATCGATCAGCGAGTCCTTGAACAGTCCTTGTTATGGTTTCATCCTGTGGTTGAGGCAAACTCGCAAGGAAAAAGTGCCCTTTCACACGATTATACGAAGTGACACCCGAACACCCTGCGAAATGGTTCACTGGCTCTTTGTCAATTCCGTTAATGGCTTCTTCGCCCAGTCCAAGACTTGGGTTGGGGTAATTGTCCTCTTCGGGCATATTCAGATCCCCCATTTGTCTTCAACATACTGTCGCACATCGTTCATAGAAGTGCCGTGATAACCAGCATAAATCAATACTTCGTGAACTATGAAACCCGGCGGTGCGGTAGCAGTGGCGGTATTTGATTCGGGGACAAAAGGGGCACCGCCGCCTCCGCCGCCACCTCCGGGGGGGTTGAAGGGGTCAAAGGGGTCTGCTTTCGGGGGGTCTTCTCCGCCAAATCCGGGTTCGGTGGGGTTGAAGGGGTCTTCTCCGCCAAATCCGGGTTCTCCGCCAATCTCTCCGGGTTCGGGTTCTTCGGGTTCTTCGGGTGGTTCGGGGTCGGGTTCCCCGCCACCGCCGCCACCGCCGCCGCCACCGCCGCCGCCACTGGCTGGTGTGTGCGTTAAGAAACCAAACAATTCTAAACCCGCTGTCCCAGTGGTGGCATCTAAAAACGAAAGGTCGGCATTTGGTGTTCCGCTTAACGCTTGACTGTGGGTTGCCCCAGCACCCGAACCTTTCGCCCACATTTTGTAAAGGCCATTTTCAGTGCCGTTGACAGTGATGGCGACTAAACAGGGTTGTCCTGCTGTCGGCTTTCCGTCTTGGTGAAGTGCGGCTGTGATGTTTGAATACGCTATGGATGGGACACCACTTCCGTTGTCCAATTGAAAGTCGGGTGTGTTTGCCACATTTTTCAACAAATGCAAGACGCCGGACTCATATTGCGGTGTAATAACATAATAGAATGTGAAATCGCCATTGTTGGTCGCAACACCACCAATTTCCGTATTATGAACGACAGCGAAAGGTGTTGGTGCTGGCCCGTTCGCACTATCAAAACCGGGAACTCTCCCCGGCTGATTGAATGCACCCTCTCCGTTGACCCACATGGATTTTTCAGTGGTGGTGGGTGTAAGTGGTATGAGGTTTGTATTTATTTCACCCGCTTGTTCCAGTCCGGGGTCAATTTCAGTGACACCGACCTGCTCGGCTATTCCGGCGGCTTGGAGGCCACCACGACTGTTCACCTTTGGGTTGTTTTTAATCCAACGCCATGCGTTTCCAACCATGCTTCCGCCATAAAAATGATAATCCGGTGCCGCTGGGGCTTTACTTTTCCACCACACTGGGTAATTGCTGTTGTCAGTCACCGCCATGAGGGGTTGCATATCGCCCCTCAACATAGTGGCCGGATCGTCGGCATCAAGCCAAAGCAACAATGAAGGCGTCATTGGCGGATAGTCGGTGTTTTGTGTTAAACCACCGATGTTTTGAAGGCGGTTTTTCATTTCGTTTGTGTTCCTTGAATGGGTGTTGACAAAGTATGCCGCATTCCCAAAACCCGATTTGTCCTTGAATCGTTGGCCTTGAGTGAACCTCGCCCTTGTCATTTGTCCTGCTGGGCGCAAGTCGTTGCCTAAATCGATCAATAAGTCCCCGTTTCCGAGAGTGAACCAAATGGGCGTATTATCGGGGTGTGCGAAAATGAACCCTTGACTTTTTGCATCGGCCACTCCATCTTCGTTCTTGAGCATTGAGTTTTGCACGACTATTGCGTGTGCGTTGAAGTCAAGAGCAATTATGCGGATTCGTTCTATTGGGTTCGCCATAGGGTCAAGACTGACACCACCTGCGGGGTCTTGTGCCAAATCCTCATAGTCGTATGCTGATACCGGCACCCCTGTGTTCGGATCTGTGCCGCTGGCATTGACGATTGCGTTTAAGTTTGACACTGGCAACCCATCAGCATGATAGCGTGCTTTAGTGACATGTGCCCCGATGTCAAGCACACCAGTCCCATTGTTCCACCATGATTGGAGAGGCAAGTCGTCAATCGGTATGGATAGGATATGAGAAGCGAGCATTTCCAAAGCACTGGGCTTGGTTCCCCCAAAATCACGGATTTTGAAAGTAGCGTAGTCGTAGCCCGTTGTCAATGACAAGGGGGTGGTTATATTGCCGCTGACGGCAACATTAGTGAAATCATAACCGACGCACACCATTGGGTGCGACATTTTCCCGTCACTTTGGCCGACTCCATCTCTCCCGCTATAATCAGCCTGTGCCGGACTCTTATGGTTAGCGAAAAACAGGTTGGGGGTGTCGTCTTCATCTTCAAAATCCCATAGCCCCATAGTGTTGTCTTGTTTAGTAAATGGTTGGAGTTTCGGTGCTACAACACCCCTGCTAATCCGAACACTTTCAATGACACCTCGGAACTCTCCCCCTCGCCCGCCTATGAACAGATCAGAAGAACTCGCTTGAATTGTTCTTTCCTCTCCACCAAAGTCCGACTTTGCCACCAAATCTCCATTGATGTAAAGTCGCAAGTCCTTTCCAGTGAACTGTGCGTTCAAATACAACAATGGCTGTAAAGGCAAATCTAAATCATGGGGCTTGTGCCCTTGTTCACCATCTTCAATTGGGTTGAATTGATAAACACCTTCTTCAAAACCTTCATCCGTCAATAATATGCTGTATGGGTTATTCAAAGTGGGAAAATTGAAAGAAGTGGCTACATTCACAGCGTCTTTAGCACCCGAAGTGCTTCGGGTGAACACGGTGAACACAGCGGATTTAGGCGCAAGTGGACTCCCTATCTCCAATGTGTAGCAATTTTCCTTTGAAACGATTATGCCTCCTTTATCGGGTATGACAAAGGCTTCTATGGTGAATGGGCCAATTATGTTGTTTAGACCGTTCCCTTCGTTGGGTATGTGTCGCCTCCCTATTTTGGGGTCGTCGCTATTATATGAGGGAACTTTGTTGGTTGATCCTGTTTTTTCAGTGTGCGATGCGGCATACAAATCCACACCCGATTCTCGGAATGCACCCGTAGGGACAACAATACCGTCAGTGAAACCATTAAAACGAATGGCCTGTGAATGCAGTTTTTTGATCGGCATGAATATCAAACCCCAATCAATTGTTCCACTGCGGCAAAACCGAGCGAATAAGTCCAAACCGAATCACCTGCTTGATATGCAGGTTGAAATGTTTGAACTACACCCGGAATAGCAACCTTTTGTCGGAAAAACGGGTTGGGTCTTGTGATTTCTCCGCCTTCTGTGTTGGTCGGATCGAATGGTTCTGTATTTTCTTCGGACGGGTAATCTGTTCCCGGCCCCGAAGGAATGATGAATTGGCGCAATACCTCACCACTGACCCCTGCCGTCACCATTGATTCATACGGTATGCGAAGACCGACAATGTATTTGCGAATAGACGAAGATTCAC